TTTCTCTTTTTTTATTATCCTTAAAAACGGTTGGAGGAAATTTATATACCCTTCTTGTCCTCCTGGTATCGCCATCATTAAACCATCTTCTATCATCATCTTAATAACATTTTTAGTCTCTCTCCCATCAGGATCTAAAGGAACTTCAAACAATGTATCTAATTCTATTTTAGAAGATTCTGTTAATATTGGATTTTTTAAGTCAATAATTTTTTCATTAATCTCATAAATTTTTTCTTTTTGTACCCCATTAGTCACACTATTCAAAATGTTATCTAATGTTTTTAACCTACTTTTTCTACCTTTTTGTATTGATTCAATTTTACTAAAAATTTCTGTCAATGTCAAAGTTTTTTCAGTTATTTCTGGAAAATATTTTATGATTGTTTTTTCACTAACACCTTGTATCCCTTTAATGTTATCACTAACATCACCAGATATCATCTTTATTAACTTAAGATTTGTATGATGGTGTTTAAAATATTGATTGTAATTTTCTTTAGTTACTATTTTTTTAAAATTAATTACATATACACCTACTCTATCATCTATTAATTGACATAAGTCTCTATCGTTAGACATTATCACCACCTTCTCATCTTCTTTCATTTGACTTACATAGTACGCTATACAGTCATCTCCTTCAATTACATCATCAATATATTGTCTTATAAACAATTCTTCACAATATAACATCACTCTTTCTTTTTGAATATAAAGATCTGGTTCAGATGGTGGTTGTTGTTCATAGAAATCTTTATCTCTATTAGATTTATAATCTTTGTAGATTTCATATCTCAATCTCCCACTAAAAGTACCATCCCAAAAAACATATATTTTATCGAATCTATACTCATTGATTATCTTTCTCAACATCATAAGAAATTGAAAAATACCGCCTATATGGGTATCTTTATAATAAAGATCTTTAGCCCCATGATAAGCGGTTTTAACCAAAGAGTCACCATCAACAAGTAATGTATGTTTAAATGTTTTTTTTCTAGAAGGTACTCTCAAAATTCATAACTTAAAAGTTAAACAATCAATTATCTGTGTAGTCAACAGGTGACTCAATAGCATTATCTTCTACTATTTCAAAATTAGTAGCTTCTTCACCGATACTTTCAAAAACTTCAACCCAATAATCTTTATAATCTTTTTTATATTGATCAACAGATTTTACATCATCTTCTATGAATCCGTGAGTTGTAGCTAAAATTTTACAATCAGCGTATCCTAATCCATTCATATGGTTTTTATGGATACCTACTTTTGTTCTAATAGCGAAATTAACTTTTCTACCTTTATTAGTAGCGTTTAATTTAGAAACACCTGAACTTTTCTGATTCCCAAATAAGAATACTAACGCACAAGATAGGTAAATTGAGTTACCACCTTTTGGTTGTATTGTTGGTTGCCCGAAAGGATTATCAGGTAAAGCTACCCAAGGCTGATTTACGAAAATCATCGTATTTGTATATGGGTACGATTCTTTTCTAGAAGATGTGATTCTCTGAGCTAAACCCATACCCCATCTTTCTGAAATAACCCTAGCTGTATGTTGATTTCCACCTTTACCTTCAAAACTCATTTGACAAGGTATAGTACCAATTGAATCCCAAAGGAAAACAATATCGTGTGGAATTTCACCATTTTTCTGTGCGTCTAAAACCTCAGTTACATAATCAAAAGCTTGTTCGATATAATCAAACCCTAACTTATATAATAAGAAACCATCCCAAAACGCTGATACTTCTCCTGTTGACTCATCAACTTCTTCAACGTATTCTGTTTCTAATCCCATTTGTTTAGCATGTTCAAAACTAAACTTTTGTTCTGTAATAATGAAAACTGGTAATATACCTTTTTTCTGTGCATCTATCGCAGTTTGTAATAAAGCAGTTGTTTTACCAGTATCTGAATGTCCTAATAACATATTAATTTGACCCATCGCAGGTCCTGGTAATCCTGTTGCTTTTTGGAAAGCTTCGCCTAAATCAAAATACTTTTGTTCTTTGTATTTCTCAGTAGATGAAAACTTTTTCCTAATAGAAGAAAAATCTGTCGATTTCTTCTTAATTGGTTGTTTTTTTGTCATAGTTTCCTATATTAAAATATTAGTACTTTTTTTCTTTCTTCAAAATTTAACAACCTTACTAGAACGGTAATTCATCATCATCGTCTTCATCATCTCCACCAACATTTGTAATAGGAAGATCATCGTCTTCATCTGTCAAATTAATAGGTGTCGCAGTTTTTTTAGTCCTCATAAATGAGATCTCTTCTTCTAAAGAAGTAGTTTCTTTTTCTTCTTTATCTTCCTCAGCAACAAATTTACTTAATTCTGAATCCCAAATAGGTGTTTTGTTTGTTGCAACGATTTCAAGATATTCTTTACTTTTCTTTGCATAAACTTCTCTAAATGTTAAATCATTACCAAACCATTCGTTAGCTTTTTCTTTATCAGAAGTAAGAATTGTAACATCGTCAGACATAATAGTATTAACAACACTATGGTTCTTATCATTTCTTCCTGTCGAAATAATGATATCTCTACCTTCTCTTGGGTCAGTAATATCACCTTTCAATTTAAAAATAGGAATCAATTTATCCATAATACCATCACCTGTGTATTTATGTTTAAATCTCCAAAATTTAACACCATCATCCTCTTTTTCTCTATCGATACCTTTTACTACATAGAATTTTCTAGCACTAAAGTCTTTAGCCAATTTCTTAGCCTTTTCAGTACCTTCTTCTAATAAAGCTTCTCTAGATTCACATAATGGACAATGATCCCCATCGTTTAATTTAGAACAATAAATTTTTTCAAATTTACCATTAACTTCTTTCTCATGAAAGTAAACTTCATCAAACGGAGATTTACCATCTTTCCCTGGTAAAATTCTAAACGTTTTTGTCGCTGACTTTTCTTTCGCCTGAAGTTTTTCAGTAAAATACTTTTTAAGTCTGTCTTCGTTAGACATTTTCGTGTTTTTGGATTTCGTTTCAGAGTTTTTCTCATACTGAGACAAAATCGCATCTAAAGAGTTTTTAGCCATCTTTTTTTTATTTAATATTAATAATAAACAAATATACTAATATTTTCTAATAAAGTCAACAAACATTTTTATTTTCCCATAAAAATAAAAAAAGGTTAACATTTGTTAACCTTCTCACTTTAAATTTTGTTTTAATATTTATTTAAACCAAATCTTTTTTTTGTTTTTCTGTTACTTTACCATAAGCATCACAATGTCCTCCTTTTGAAGATGCACATGAAGCAAATGTAATTAAAACCATTATAATTAAAACTCTTTTCATTTTTTTAATATTCATCATCTTCACTATTTACTGATGAATCAAATGAACTTTTGATTTGTTGTTTATCAAAGTTTTCAACATCACCTTGTGTTAATACAAATTCCTCTTCAGGTTCTTCAGTTTCATACCCTTCTTTATCTGACCAAAAATCAGTTAACTTAACACTGTATGGGTAAGAACTCAAAGATCTCATTTCTAATCTTTCAACAGGTGTAGGGTTTCTTTTTTCGATTTCTTTTTCTAAATCATCAATTTTATTAATTACATTATCCATACCACTAACTTGATTTTCAAGTTCTGATAATTTTGAAAGTAATTCATCCATTTTTCCTGTTAAACCATCAACAGATGTTTTAGTTTGATCAGTTTTATCAACTAAATCAGTTACATCAACCTCTACAGTATCATCTTCTGTAGCCATTTCATCCTCAATAGGTAAAGCTGGTTCATCTTCAGTAGCGAAAGGATCAACATCACCACCTAATGGTTCTTCAGTTGTTGTATCTTCTAATGGTAAATCTGTAGCCGTATCTTCCGTTGGTTCATCTCCTGTTTCGTCACCTACTGGTTCTAATGGTGGTAACTCAAGTTCTGGTTCGTCTCCAGCAGTTGGATCTTGTTCATTTAAAACATCTAATAGTAACTCATCGTCACCATCTTTCATCGTTTCATTAGCAATAAATTGATATTCTAATAATTGACGATGTCTTTTTAATTCTTCTGAAATTAATTTTTTATTCATAATTACATTAATAATTGTCTTCCATCATTTGTTTTATACACTTTATCAACTCTCTCAACGATTTCTTTCCCGTCATTAATTAAACATTCATCGCCAATACAATCTTTTTTTGTTTTCTTTTCTGTACCTAAAAACTCATTTAAATTTTTCTCTAAATCAGTTTGGTTTTTTTCTTTATTAAAATCTTCCATAACTCACTATTTTATTATAAATATCTTATTTTTCAGAAAAATCACGTTTTATGTTTACCATTTTAAGTTCACCTGATTTAATTATAAGAATTTTATTTTGATATTCATCCCAATTGATCACCACTTTTGTATAATCGATGTTACCATTATTTTCTAAATTAGTCTCATCTATTAATTTATTCAAAGCGTTAATAGTGTAAAAACATTCCCCTTTTTTATGAACTATGATAGTGGTTGGAAAGAATGTGTCGGTATTTATTTTTTTACCATCTTTTAAAAGAATTCTGAAAGTTACTAATTTCTTGTTTTCTTCTCCTTCTAATATATATGTAAATATTTTATCTTCTGGTACTCTAAATCTTTTATATAGATATTTTTTAAAATTTTCTATTTTTTCGATAAATACAAAAGAAGCTAGTGTAATAATTTTATTCGTAGTCTCCATTTTTATAAATATAAGGGATTAGTTTTGTTTTATGTTTTACTTTGTAAAATATATCCTTACATTTATTAAATATTTCGTCATCAACAAAAATAGTATTAGGTGAAGATAATAATTTAGTTAAAACCTTTTCTTTTTTAATAGAGGTGTATTCTAAAACATTTAAATCAATACCAAAAATAATATTTTCACCATAAATATATAACATATTATTATCACTAACATATGTTATTTTTTCTTTTAAATTATCAATTTTCTCTAAAATACGTTTAATAATTTTAAGTTTACTATGAATAATATCAACATAAACATATGGAATATTTTCCCCATAATTATTAATACATAATTCTTTGAAGGAATCAATATCTTCCTCAAATTCTGATTTTCTTTCTTTACCATCAAAAGTCCAATACAAATTCCTTTCTATTTTTTTATGTAAAATAGAAATATCATTTCCAAACAGTTCTTTCGATTTAGACCAACCAACAATTAATGTAGGTAATTCTTTATTTATAGAATCTAAATCCCTACATATCTTAAAATTTTCTTCTTCTAAATTAGAAGATGTTACTATATTACCAAAATACATA